CTGCGTCGATACTAGATAGGTAGTCTTGAAGTAAGGTCAAGGACACGTCACAAGCACCATAGACAGGCGCAGCGTGGGGATTGGCATCAGCACCCTTGTCTCGTATAACAACACGGCCACCGATGTGTCCTAGACTGTCTTCTAACCACGCGATAGTGAACTCACCACTAGCGTATACCTCAGCTGGTGACGTACCATCCTCAGTTAGTTTCTCATGTAAGCAAGACGATGCCAAACTCTTACGTTGGCAGGTCGTCTTAGGGTTCTGGTACGAACAGCGAGTATGTGTGTAAGCCTTCTTGAAGTCCTCACGGGTGGTACCAGTCTTCAAGGTAAAAGAACGAGGTGCCATTTCTGTACGATACTTAGTCACAAGGCTTTCTATCTGTTCATTTGTCAAGTAAGGGAACATGTGCAGTAACGCACGTCCAAACTTCATGGAAGTCTGACGGTTAGCCTTCTTGTCCTTGGCTGTTCGTGTTAGTGAGATACTACCGAAGGTGAGAGTAGATGCAAAGGGCTGAAACATAAGCAACACTGTACACTTGTTAAGACAGTTTAATACGACAGGTACATTTTCTTGCAACCACCGGTTCAAGGGGTTTGAAACTAACGGACTTCCGTTCCCATCTTCAAAGACGTCACACATATCTGGGAGGGAGCCATACTTATTCTTACTTAAGAAAGGGTAGTCTGACAAGTTGTGGACTTCGTAATTACTAGGAAAAGAATCTCTGGTAAACGTATCAGTGTCACCATCTAAGGTATACTTTCTAACTATTAACAATACTTTGAAACCAACAACAATGTAGTAGTTTCCACTCGAGGTCTGTCCTATAATCTCACAGAGGTAGCCGTGCCGTTTTACGTACTTTTTGTCAGCTAGTGTCATAGTAGTTCTCCTGTCTCAATTAAGGGTTTACGCGTCTGCGTCTAACCGTTCAAGTTCTTCTATTAGAAGCATGACATCAATGTCTGTTCCATCGGATAACACACCATCAACCTCCATGTCAACACCAATACAGTCTGGTGATAGCTGAAAGTACATGGCTTCTGCTAGGTCTTTGGTGGTGTCAAAGTATCCGTCGATGTCAAATATCTCGACACCACCGTCTGTCTCGTACCATCCTGATATAACGTTCATTGTGCGTTCTCCTGTTTAATCTCAACACCCAACTCTTCGAGTTTACCTAGTAACAACTTGCGTTCCTTCTTTACGAGGTTGGTTAGCTCTACACGCATCCAAGCACCACCATTGCTCGTAAAGTCAGCACTACCGATTGAAATACGAATATATCCACCATTTGAGTACTCGAACTGACTGATAGTGTCGTCAAGGTGCTTCAGTCGGGACATCAAGACACTGATAGTCTTGAATTCTTCTTGTGTTGTTGTAATTTTCATTGTGCGTTACCTTCTGTTGAAAAGTATTTGCTTGTGTTAAGGTTGTATGTAAACGAGGTAAGGAACATAGCTTCACCAGCGCCCACCTCTACCATTGGCCCTACAACCTTAGTGCTTCCGTCACGGAACTCAAGTGTACACGGTTGGCGGGTATCTCCAGGGACGTGTAGGATAGACTCTTGACCAGCGGTATAGCCTGCGGACTCCACCAGCTTTCGGTAGTCAACTTCGTCCATCATATAAGATGGTTCTAGATCACCTTTATACATGCCGATACACTTGACAAAAGAGCCAGACAGTGTGTCCATTGCACGGCAAGTGTCCATGTGTCGCATAAACTTGGCAACAGTATGAAGGTCGTTGTTGCCATCAACAGCGAATATAATCTTGTTAAGCATTGTTCTTCTCCAATAATGTAAGGTTGCTTGTCCACGCATTTATCATGGACCAGTCGTCACACGGATCGTCATCGTAGTCGGAACGGTTCTGTCGTGCCCAGAGTACGGCCTTAACTACTTGGTAGATCGTCATGGGTACTATCCTCCTTAGCTTTAATGTAGGCACGGTAAGCAGCAGCATAAGTAGCTCTAGCAGCATCGTAGGAAGCATAAGCGTCATCGACAGCGTCAAGGGCAGCATAAAGTGCAGCCTTCAGTTTCTCTAATTCAGTCATCAATACACACCTTGTATTTCACAGAACACATCAGTCGAATCATTTAACCCACGCTCTACATAGTACGCCATTTCGGCACAGTCGGCATAAGTAAGGTCGAAAGAAAGGGCAATGTCCTGTCGTGATCCATCATAGGACCAGATAGACATTACTAACATGAATGTACTAACCATTATAATTCCTTCCATTTCAAGTTATACACGCTAGGGAAGTGATTGTTTACACGCCCCGTCGATTCACCGTGCCGTGGACATTCGGCGCTATCTAGTACGCTAGTTTCACCACGAAAGTTAGCTATGGCGTCACCACGGTCCACTGGATTACCAACGGCGTCCACCAGCATGAACAGGACTCCGTCTTCTCTTACATTCATCATTACAATTCTCCTAAATCAGATGGATATACAAGGTCAAAGCCAGCGGCCACGTCACAACCTAAGCCATACACGTCTTCTACCTTTACGCCAGCCTTATACAATTTTCCGATTTGGTTGTGGGTCAAAGGTGAAAAGGTGAACCCCATTCGAGCAAACTCTTTACACACGTCGTCGATAAACTTATCCATTACAATTCTCCTACAATGTTATAGCGTGGGTCGTTGGCTTGGCCGATACGGTCCCAATACACGCCCACCTTTTCACAGGTCCACTCACCACCTTCGGCATAGTCAAGAGGTGTTGTCACGTCACCATTGGCGAGGCGGTATGCGACACCCGTTTCAACAAAGGTGTGGCATTCATCCAAGGAGGCAATGGTAGTGTCTGGCTTAAGTGACGCCCACCATACAGCCCAAGCGGTACTCTCGTTTTGATTAATATTGTCCACGGTATTTCTCCTGAATTGTATTAGAATGAATTGATAACTCACAAAGGCGCACCAACTACATGATGCGCCCCCTCAATTATCTGTGGTCGTATGGATCAAAACGCTACTTCAGTTGAGCTAACACCTTGCAAGGCAGCAATTAGGGCGGCACGGGTGAAACCCTCTTTTTCCATGCGCTTGATCTGTGAAGCGGCCCACTTAGGCAACTCAACGGGAGCCTTATCGGTGTCACCCTTTACATGTTTGACAAGGGTTGAACGAATAGACAGACCACCGGACACACCTTCGGCCAAACGATCTAAAGCGGATTCATCCACCGTCTTGTCTTTAAGTTTAAGAACGATAGACTTTTTATCCTTGGACTTGGCGAAGGTAGCACCTGTGAATATAGCAGCAAAGATTTGGCGCACGGCACGGCTACCGTTGGCATCAGATTTCTTGTCCAAACGATTAACCACGCTTGCAATGTTACGGGTGTCAAACACGCCACCGTTGGCACAAGTATCAATTAGGGTTGCAAGGTGCTTTGCAGCGTCAACACCACAGCCCATTGCGTTCACGAAGTTGTCTTCTACTATTTTTACGTCGTTAATAAGAGTTGTCATAGTTTTATCCTTTCGGGATACTGGTTGCTTGAATGTGTATTCCAATGCGGCCCACGTTTAAGAGCCGTCAAAGAATAAACACCTGTCATGTCTACTTTGAATCATACCCACTGTCACGCTATTGATCGGGCCGACGTACTGTCTAGGCACCCGCTGCAAGTCGCAGTTGTGGCGTATGAATCTCACCTATTATCGAGATGCAATCTCTAAGGTTGTGCCATTTTGCAGGCAGTTGTGCGGCCACGTTTTTGGTTGTATCCCTATGCCTTCTTTGTCTGGGGGCGCTAGAGAGCCAATAACGTGGCCTATGTCAAACAGCGTGGTCGACCCTATGTCGCCTTGGTTCGTATCTTGTCTTAGGTTCTAGTTTGTCTCGATTGTCTAGTCAACCCCTTATTTTCGTATTTCTGCGGAAAGGTAAAACGCATCCAACCTATCGCATGTGTCATTCCAACAATCCGGTGCGCCTCTTTCACACTATCGCCTAGACCTTACGTGGCTGTCTAGGTTCCCACCCTCGTGCGGCGCAATGGCTAGCACTTAGGAATTGTCTTCCCGAACCTTCCCGTCTGACCCTGTGGCCGTCTGGTCTGTTTCGATATAACCCTTGTGACGTTATCGGATGGATAGTGCAAGATAAAAGTTATCCAATGTTTTCAATGGGTTACGGGATTCGATCTTCTAAGTCCTTGATTTTATTCAATAATCTAATTTGATCTTTATTCATTTTTATTCATTCCTATTCATAGTGTTATACTATAACAATAAACCCCTTTACTAGTATGTAGAACGCGTGATGCGCGTAGGTCGAATGCGTGGCGTATGTCAACCCCTATTGTGTTACCTAGGGGTAGGGGTATTTGTGGGGTTCAATAGGGGTATGTCGGGGGATTGTATAAGAATCCCCTTCCCGACGTTATTTAGTTAGCCAAATCCGCAAGTATTAACTCAATATGTTATATCATACCGTTACGTTACGTTATAACGTCGCTGTTATGTTATATTATTACGTTTGTTATGTTATATCATATCGGTTCGGGGTGTTGTAGCGCCTTGTTAGACAGGGGGTACAGGGGCCACTGGGGGTCGGGTGGTACTTATATATGCACAATGACAGCGGGGAGTGTTTTAGGATTGACTGTTAACCACATGTGTACCATATAGGTCACAAAAGGCTTATGTATTAGCGTATAACGGGGAGGAGGTGACGATTAGGGGTTGACATGAAGTACGCCTTCGAGTATAATAACCTTAGGTTTACTTAGAAAGATAACTAATACAACATCATCTAATTGAAGATAACTAAAATAGTTCTTGACATTGATGACGATAACCTGTATAACTTACGTATAGTATATACTTAGAGTTTATACTTATAGTATATACTTAATGTTTATATCAACTCCTACTTATATCCAATTCCCTAATCTACTTATAGTATATACTTATAGTAGGCTAAGAATTAGATTTATAAACTGAAGTAGTTGAATACTCAGGTATATACCTTTGCCCACACTCTTAGAGAAGTTATATAACTTTTCGGCAAACCCTAATAAAACTCCTTGACTTACAAAGACACTTATGTTATAACTGTGGATGCTAGGTCAGTACACACACTGAAAGTGATATACTACATGACCTCCAGCAACACCGACATGAGCCTTCGGGTCCCCTTTGAGTCTGACGATGTACTAGGTGCATTCTTCAAGGCCCTGGTGGGTAACGACCTTAGAGGACTCTACAGCACTCACATTCCACACAGTGACGTCTTCTTCGTTAGAGAGAAGTACTTCAAGGACACAGGACATTGGGTCTCCCTCGATCGAATGGAACGCTCTATGTACCTAGAGGGAATGTTAGAGGCTTACACAGTACACGAACCAAACAGGAAGAGAGACTGGGAATGAACATCAAGTTAATCATTGAGGCTATCCTCGCAGCTTTCAAGACTTCGGCTCCTCCTAAGTCAGACTCTAAGACTTCTGGTCGTATGCGTATCAAGAACGTAGAGATGATCAAGGTTTCAGAAGGTCTTCGTCTGGAGGCATATCTCCCTACTCCTAACGATGTGTGGACTATCGGTTACGGTCACACTAAGACAGCAAAACCAGGTATGAAGATCACAAGTAAAGGTGCTGAGGCTCTCTTACTTCATGACTTGGAATGGGTAGAAGATGTAATTGAGCTTCACGTAGATGTAGCTCTTACACAGAATCAATACGATGCCCTTTGTTCTTTCATCTACAATCTGGGTGGCACTAACTTTGCTAGTTCTACTCTGTTGCGTAAGTTGAACAAAGGTGACTATCAAGGTGCAGCAGATGAACTGCCACGTTGGAATAAGCAAAAAGGTAAAGTCCTTCGCGGTTTAACTATCCGCCGTAAAGAAGAGAGGGATTTGTTTCTTAGCTAAACTACTTTACTATAGTGCTCTGGGGAGAGACTTGAGATGAACGCAGATCACTTAAAAGAAGATATTGAACAGATTCGTACAGAACAGTTCAGGCTAGCAGACGATCAACGTAAAATGAAAGATGATATTGTAGAGCTGAAGACCAACTACGTGCATACCAGCGTAGCCCTGACTAAGATCACGGAGAAGCTAGACAATAATTCTAAGTTAGTACTTACAACTCTCATTACGATTGTAGTGAGTGTAGGGGTCTATATGTTCAAAGGAGGTTTCCCAGTATGAGAAATGTATTCAAAGGTTGGAAGACAGTAACGTTTAACGTAGCTGCAGCAATCGTACCTCTCCTGGAACTTACAGAGCTGAAGGGTATCGTACCAGCTCAGTACCTACCGTACTACGGCTTGGTTGTAGCCCTTGGTAACGTATACCTTCGCTCAGTGACTACCTCAGCTATTGGTAAGAAGTAATGCTAGGTTTCATCATCTCCTTGATTAATCCATTGACTAAGATAGCTACTGGTCTAGTAGAAGCTAAGACTAGAAAAGTAGATGCTCAGACAGAGCAAGAACGAATTGAAGCTGACGTACTAATCCTACAACTGGAAGCACGTCAAGCTGTACTCATTGCTGAGCAAGGGTCAGGTCTTACTCGTATGATCCGCCCTCTGTTCGCAATGCCATTTATCATCTATAACTTCAAGGTAATTGTTTACGACAAGGTACTTGGACTGGGTGTTACTGATGATCTCTCAGCGTCTTACTGGCAGTTGCAGATGGTTATCTTCGGAGCATACTTCCTGACCCGTGGGTTTGAGAAGAGAAAAGGATAAGACTATGGGCTGTTGGACAAGTAATAAGAGACCTTGTGGTCGTTGCTTCGGTTGCTGGAACCTGGACCCCGCTTCCATCTCTACTAGCTTAAAGTTGTTAAATGGTACAGCTATTACTTCTATCAACATCTGGAATTATTGATATGGCACTTCCTAAGATTCTGACAAGATTAGTCAGTCAGCTAGTAGGTAATGGAATGGAAAAGGGTAAAGCCCTGTCTGTTGCCACAAAGAAGCTACAGGAATCAGGTAATCTTAAGAAGGGTACTACAGAGGCTACTGAGAAGGGTCTAAAGCGAGGCAACATGACGCCATCTGAGAGAGCCAAGGACCGTGCCGCTAAGAACAAAGGTGGCAAGCCCTCAGACTACAAGTACAACGCTAAGAACAACTCCGCCGTTAAAGGCAAGGTTAATAAGACAGTAAAGAAAGCTAAGTAAATGCCATCTTCATCTGATTACAAAAGAGACTATAAGCGTGAGAAGGCCATTCGGTCTACGCCTAAGGACCTCAAAGAGAATGCTTCCCGTAAGGCAGCTCGTCGTAAGTTAGAGAAAGCTGGTACAGTTAAGAAAGGTGACGGTAAGGATGTAGACCACAAGAACCGTAACCCACTATCAAACGGCAAGAAGAACCTTCGTGCTGTACCTA